TGGACATGAGACTTGATGCAACATTATATTGAACCTGACGTAGGTATCGAATTTATCGAAGGCGATACAAAATTAAAGGACTTCATAGAGAAGGCCGAAGCTGCGTGTAACACCGCAGACTACTTAGGGCTAGACACTACGCCGACTCAGGCAGACATCGAGAAAGCTGAACAAGCTGTATATGATGTAGCAGAAAACCCAGTTCAGGGTAATAAAAAAGTTCTCGTGCAGTCCAACAAAATGACCGCCCCGGTCTACAAACAAACCAAGCACATCCTTGATGCCTATTCTTTAAAGGTAGTCGAGAACGCTGCGCAAATCCGTCTACTTGTCACAAACAAGTTAATCATGGAGTCCGAGAATGAGGATGCCAAGATACGCCTGCGTGCGCTAGAGCTGCTGGGTAAAATCACAGACGTGGGCCTCTTCACAGAAAAATCCGAAGTTACTATTAACAACCGGTCCTCACAAGAGCTGGTCATGACCCTCAAAGAGAAGATTCAGAAGCTAATGTATCCAGAGAATGTACAGGAAGCTGAGGTAGTCGAGGTTAACGGTATGAAGGTTAATCTAGACGAAGAGTTAGATGGTGCCGAAAGTAGCGAGGAGTTTGACGGATGAGTTGGAACTATAGACTGGTAGAGTTTGAGGATATTGATGAAGGCAAGTATTTTGAAATCAAAGAAGTTTACTACGATGAAGGAGGTAGCCTTCTGGGTTACTGTGACGCTACCGTGGGCAGCAATAATCTGGGTGGTATTCTCGAGCAGCTGGATGCAATGAGAGCAGCCGCACATAGAAGCGTGTTAAAACAAGAAGAGTTTTTTAAAAGGAGCAACGATGCCAATATTTGATTACGTATGTAAAGAATGTGGACATGAAGTTAAAGACTTTCATAAAAGCATTAAAGACAATCACCCGACAACTTGCCCTGAATGTAAGAAGGAAGGGTTGCAACAATATTACGGCAACCACAAGCAGCACGTAACATATAAAGGTCCTGATTGGCATGAGGCTAGCGGTAAACGGGGTAAGTTTTAATGAATGGACAAAAAGAAACTGACATGGCTAAGCCTGTGGCTACCCCCACTCAACCTGCTGAATATGCCGAAGATTGGCAAAACGCAGAGCGAGACCGAGCCATCGCACAAAACGGTAACGTCGGATACACAGACGAAGAAGTGAATGACACAAACAAGTAATCCGTTTGAAGACCTCAGTGATGCTGAGCTAAACTTCCTCTTATCTAACCTGGACAAGTTTGAGATGACGGACCAGGAAGAGATAGAGCAGGTCGTCGAAGAAATTAGACGCAGAAAAGAGTCTGCTACTTGTAGAGACGATTTGATAGAATTCTGTAGAAAAATGCAACCTGACTACAAAGTTGGGCGACATCATAGGAAGCTCGCAGAGCTCTTAACGGCTATCTCTGAAGGTGATACCACTAGGGTGTGTGTAAACATGCCTCCTAGGCACGGGAAATCGCAATTAGTCTCAATTTACTTTCCAGCGTGGTTTTTAGGGCGCCATCCGGACAAAAAAGTACTAATGGTTTCACATACTACGGATTTAGCTGTTGACTTTGGTCGGAAAGTGAGAAACTTAATTGATAGCCCAGCTTATAAACAAATCTTCCCTACTGTCACGCTTGCGCAAGATAATAAGAGTGCTGGTCGCTGGAATACTAATCTTGGTGGTGAGTACTTTGCTTGTGGTGTTGGTTCCGCCCTTGCTGGGCGTGGTGCTGATTTACTACTGGTGGATGACCCTCATAACGAACAAGACATTATCAACGGGAACTTTGATGTATTCGAGAAAGCGTACGAATGGTTCACGTACGGAGCGCGAACGCGGTTAATGCCAGGAGGCAGGGTGGCTATCGTGCAAACACGGTGGCACCAAGACGATTTGACCGGACGAGTTGTCCGAGACATGTTAAACAACGATGAGGCCGACCAATATGAAGTTGTGGAATTTCCTGCTATCTTCAACGAGAACACCCCAGAAGAACGAGCCCTCTGGCCAGAACAATACAGTCTGCAGTCTCTGCGCCAAACCAAAGCGTCAATGCCCGTCTTCCAATGGAACGCGCAATATCAACAAAATCCTACGGCAGAAGAAGCGTCTATAGTAAAACGAGAATGGTGGAATGTCTGGAAGCAGGAGAGACCGCCTGAATGTGAATATATAATTATGTCCCTAGACGCTGCGGCAGAGACTAACAATCGTGCTGACTTTACCGCGCTCACTACGTGGGGAGTATTTCTCAATGAAGAGACAGAGGCGTACAATATCATACTATTAAATAGTATAAAGAAACGGGTGGAGTTCCCAGAGTTAAAAGACTTAGCGCTAAACGAGTGGAACGAGTGGCAGCCAGACAGTTTCATCGTCGAGAAGAAGAGTGCCGGAACCGCTTTATACCAAGAATTGCGTAGAACAGGGATGCCTGTACAAGAATATACCCCACATAGGGGAAGTGGTGATAAACTAGCAAGACTTAATAGTGTAGCAGATATTGTGAAGTCCGGGTTGTGTTGGATACCCGAAACCCGCTGGGGCGAGGAAGTAGTCGAAGAAATCGCTGGATTCCCGTTTATGTCCCATGATGACTTGGTTGACTCCACAGTAATGGCGCTAATGAGATTCAGACAAGGCGGTTTCATCCGTTTGCCGACAGATGAGCCAGACGAGCCAATATTTTTTAAACAGAAACGTAAGGCCTATTACTAGGGGTAGAACATGGATAATTCTGAAAGAATTAAAGAACTAGAGCTAGAAGTAGCTCGATTAAAAGGTGTAATTGAAGGTATGAAGCAACCATTATATGGTATTCGTACAACTCCGGTATATCCTACATATCCTCCATACTATTATAACCCCCCATTCTATACAACATGTACAAGTGGAACGGCGCTTGCATCAACATCTACAGGGACTAATTAATTATGGCAACAAATATTGATAAAGGTTTATATGCAGCTCCGCAAGGGATTGAAGAGCTAGCACAACAAGAGTCACCAATCGAGATTGAAATCGAAGACCCAGAGTCTGTAACGATTGGCATGGACGGGCTTGAGATTGAGATTGAGCCTGGCGCAGAAGGCGACGACGAATTTAACGCCAATTTGGCTGAGATGTTAACAGATGGTGAGTTGACAGAACTTTCTGGCGATTTAATTGGTGATTTTGATAGTGACATCTCATCACGTAAGGATTGGATTCAAACTTACGTAGATGGTTTAGAGTTATTAGGCCTTAAGATAGAAGAACGTGCTGAACCTTGGGAAGGCGCTTGTGGTGTGTACCACCCATTATTGGCTGAAGCGCTAGTGAAATTCCAATCAGAAACCATGATGTCGATTTTCCCTGCAAAAGGCCCTGTAAAAACCATTATCGTAGGTAAAGAAACCCCTGAAAAGAAAGAATCTGCTGAGCGTGTTGAAGATGATATGAACTATCAGCTCACAGAAGAGATGCCTGAGTACCGCCCAGAGACAGAAAGAATGTTGTGGGGCTTGGGTTTAGCAGGTAATGCGTTCAAAAAGGTCTATTATGACCCAGGTTTAGAGCGTCAAGTGTCAATGTACGTACCAGCAGAGGACATTGTTGTACCTTATGGCGCGTCAGACCTAGCATCTAGCCCTAGAGTTACCCACGTAATGCGTAAAACAGAGAACGAACTGCGTGTTTTACAGGTAAATGGCTTTTATAGAGACGTAGATTTGGGCGACCCAGTGTCTGCACTTGACGAAGTTGAGAAGAAAATTGCTGAAAAACTAGGCTTTAGAGCGTCTACAGACGACCGATTTAAGGTTTTAGAGATGCACGTAGACCTAGATTTACCAGGCTATGAAGATAAAGACGACAACGGCGAGCCAACAGGTATTGCCCGTCCATATGTTGTAACTATTGAGAAAGGTACGGGTACAATCCTTGCGATTCGTAGAAATTGGCATCCAGACGATAAAACATATCAAAAACGCCAACATTTCATTCACTATGGCTATATTCCTGGCTTTGGTTTTTATTGCTTCGGCCTTATTCATCTCATCGGCGCTTATGCTAAGTCTGGCACTTCCATCATCCGTCAGTTGGTGGATGCTGGTACCTTGTCAAATCTACCCGGTGGCTTTAAAACCCGCGGTATGCGCATCAAAGGTGACGATACACCAATAGCTCCAGGTGAATGGCGTGACGTAGACGTGCCTAGTGGCTCAATGCGTGACAACATTATCCCACTTCCATATAAAGAACCAAGCCAAGTACTTGCTGGTTTGATGGATAAAATCATTGAAGAAGGTCGTCGCTTTGCAAACACGGCCGATTTGAACCTATCAGATATGTCAGCCCAAGCGCCAGTTGGAACAACGTTGGCGATTTTGGAGCGTACACTTAAAGTGATGTCTGCTGTACAGGCTCGCATCCACTACAGCTTGAAACAAGAGTTGAAACTCTTGAAGAAAATCATTGCTGACTACACTCCAGAAGAATATAGCTACGACCCATCAGAAGGTTCACGTCGTGCTAAGAAGTCTGACTACGACAACGTAGATGTAATTCCAGTATCAGACCCAAATGCTTCAACAATGGCACAGAAGATTGTGCAGTACCAAGCTGTATTGCAGCTAGCACAGTCTGCTCCGCAGATGTACAACATGCCGCTTCTACATCGTCAGATGCTAGACGTATTAGGTATTAAGAATGCAGCTAAGTTGATTCCAATGCCAGAAGACCAGAAGCCATGCGACCCAGTAACAGAGAACCAAAATATTCTCATGATGAAGCCGGTCAAAGCTTTTGCTTATCAAGACCACCAAGCTCACATCACTGTGCATATGGCTGCAATGCAGGACCCTAAAATTCAAGCGTTGCTACAGAACAATCCGATGGCACAACAACTGCAAGCTGCAATGATGGCTCATATCAATGAGCACTTAGGCTTCCAATACAGAGTTGAGATTGAGAACCAACTTGGCTTTAACTTGCCACCTCAAGTGGACGAATCTGGCGAGGATGTACATATCGACCCAGAAGCAGAAGCACGTTTGGCTCCAATGCTTTCAATGGCTGCACAGCGTCTATTGCAACAAAGTCAACAGCAAGCTCAAGCTGCACAAGCTCAACAGCAAGCTCAAGACCCAATCATTCAAATGCAACAACAAGAGCTTCAAATCAAGGCTGCTGACCAACAACGTAAAGCTGCTAAGGACCAAGCTGATATTGCCTTGAAGAATAAGCAAATCCAAGTAGATGCTTTGAAAACTGTAGCTCAAATGAATAATCAGCAACGTAACGATAAAGCTAACCGTAACTTTGAAGCTCTTAAAACTGTAGCTGAACTTCAGCATGAGAAAGATACTAACAAGCGAGACCGCGCTTTAGACTTGCTCAAGCACGAGGACATACTTAAAAAACCCCAACCAAAACCTAGAGGAGAATAATGGACTATTTAGACTACCTTTTAAAGGAATTCACTGAGCGTATGGCTATGCTTGGTGAAGCTACCTCCCGCGGACAATGCGCTTCTTTCGAGGAGTACAAATACACATGTGGTCAGTTACGAGGCCTTGAAGCCGCATGTGCCATCATTAAGGACCTCAAAGATAGATTGGAGAACTCGGACGATGAGTAATACCCCTGGTCATGCATATGACCTTTCCAAACTGGTAGCTTCTGCCAAAAAAGAGCACAAGAGGAAGCAGAAATACGAGCAATCGTAGGTGATGCAACCGACATCGAGAAAGCTAAACAAGTACCGAAACCGGTCGGGTATCGCATTTTATGTGCGGTTCCAGAGGTGGAGAAAGAGTCTGAAGGCGGAATTATATTTGATGATTCATATGTAAAACGCGAAGAACTACTTACCACGGTGCTGTTTGTAGTAGCTTTAGGACCAGACTGTTATATGGATAAAAACAGATTTCCGAATGGTCCATGGTGTAAAGAAGGTGATTTTGTTCTTATTCGCCCGAATGCAGGCACGCGCCTAGTTATTCACGGTAGAGAGTTCCGAATTATCAATGACGATTCCGTTGAGGGTACTGTACAAGACCCACGCGGTGTTAAACGTAAAAACTAAAGGAGGCGGACATGGCCCAAATGCAACAAGAAGAATTTCATTTTCCAGATGAAGAAGTAAAACAACCTGAACAAAAGGTCGACATTGAATTAGAAGGTGACGGCTTTGAGATTGAGATTGAAGACGATACACCTGAAGAGGACCGTGGTCGTACGCCTTCAGACCCAGAAAAGGTTAAGCAACTGGAAGTAGAGGTTGATGACCTCGATAAATATAGTAAAGACGCTAAAGACAAACTTATTCGCATGAAGCGAGTATGGAATGACGAACGTCGCCGTGCAGAATCTGCGGAACGTGAGCGCCAAGCAGCAATTGAAGCTGCTCAACGCCTATTAGAAGAGAACAAACGTATTAAAGGTATGCTCTCTCAAGGTGAAGAAGACTATAAAGAAGCAGTAAAGGACGCAGCTAAAGCTAAAGTCAAAGATGCTAAACGTGCATATAAAGAAGCATATGAAGCAGGTGACGCTGATGCAATGGCTGAAGCTCAAGAAGAGATGACAAAAGCGCAGCTCGAACTTGATAAAGCGAAAAAATTTAAGCTACCCCCTTTACAAGAAGAAAAATTTGAGGTACAACAGCAATATGAAGCGCCACAAGTGCCTCGCCCAGATGAAAGGGTGATGCGCTGGCAAGAAGCAAATCCTTGGTTCGGACAGAATAAAGCGATGACAGCTTATGCCCTAGGTCTCCATGAGGAGCTTAGAGACAGCGGTGTAGTTGTGGGCTCAGAAAGATACTACGCAGAGTTGGACAAAACAATGCGTTCTACGTTTTCAAACTTCTTCCAAGATGACGTCCGAGAAGAGGCAGACGAAGACAGCAAGGCCAAGCCCAAGGCGGACAATCCCAAAGCTAAGCCAATGACGAATGTAGCTCCGGCTACTCGGTCGACGGCACCGAAACGAGTCAGGTTAACTCAATCGCAAGTTGCGATTTCGAAAAAACTTGGACTTACACCTGAGCAATATGTTCGTGAACTTATGAAAATGGAGGCCTAACATGGCTGAAAATAAAATTATGCAAACAGCACAACCTGAGCAGACAGCTCAAACCGCGCAAAACGCACCACGTGAAGTTGATAATCGAGAATTTACGGAGCGCCCTAAACAGTGGATGCCACCGGAACTTCTTCCTGAGCCTGATAAACAGGCTGGTTACGCTTACCGCTGGATTCGTGTTTCTACATTAAATGCTGCAGACCCACGTAACCTATCCGCTAAATTGCGTGAAGGTTGGGAACCTGTAACAGTTGAAGAGCAACCGAAATTTAAACTGTTAGCCGACCCTAATAGTCGTTTTAAAGACTCTATTGAGATTGGCGGTTTGTTACTCTGCAAGACACCTATTGATTTCGTTGAACAACGTAATGCATATTACCGCGACCAAAGCGAAGCTCAAACTCAAGCAGTGGACCAAACTTTAATGCGCCAAAGTGACCCTCGTATGCCTCTATTTAATGAGCGCAAAACTGAGGTAAGTTTTGGCAAAGGTAAATAATTAATTTTAGGAGTTTAATAATGTCAGCATATCCTGTCGTTAGTAACCCTTATGGCTTTCGTCCAGTAAACCGTATCGACGGTTTGCCGTACGCTGGTGCTTTCCGTCAATTGCCTATTGCAAGTAATTACAATACAGCAATCTACTACGGTGACCCAGTTGCGATTGTCGCAGGTGGTACTATTGCAAAATCATCAACATCTGGCTCTGCCATCACTTCAGCTGTTATCGCTGGTGTGTTCGTAGGTTGCCAATACGTAAACGCTCAAGGTCAAACTGTTCAAGCTCAGTACTACCCAGGTACTACTGTGACGAATGCAGTTGCATATTTCGTGGATGACCCGATGGCTGCTTATAAAGTTGCAGTTGGCTACGCTAATGGTGTAGTTACAACAGTTCAACAAAACGCAGTTGGTACAAACATGTCTTACTACGCTGGTACTGGTTCAACCATTACTGGTGATGCAGGTGCATGGGTTACCGCAGCATCTGGTGCTAACACAGCAACCCTTCCATGGCGCGTTATTTCTGTTGTGCCTGATACTAACGTTACTTCAACAACTTTCTGTGAAGTTATCGTAAAAATCAACACACAACAATATAACGTTGCTCTTGCAAATAACTTAGCTTAAGGAGCGTTTAAATGGCTATTTCACGCGCACAACTACTTAAAGAGTTGCTACCGGGTCTAAACGCATTGTTTGGCTTAGAGTATGCAAAATACGGTGAAGAACACCGCGAAATCTACGAAACTGAATCATCAGAACGTAGCTTCGAAGAAGAAACAAAACTATCAGGCTTCAGTGCTGCCGCAGTTAAAAACGAGGGCGCACCAATTGCATATGACAATGGTCAAGAAGCTTGGACAGCACGCTACACACACGAAACAATCGCTCAAGGCTTCAGCTTAACTGAAGAAGCTATTGAAGATAACTTGTATGACTCATTGTCAGCTCGTTATACTAAAGCATTGGCTCGTTCAATGGCGTACACGAAACAAGTTAAAGCAGCTGCTGTTCTTAACAACGGCTTCTCAGGTGGCCCAACTGGCGGCGATGGTCAAACATTGTTCTCTAGCGCTCACCCACTTGTTTCTGGCGGTACTAACAGCAACATTCCATCAACTCCAGCAGACTTGAACGAAACTTCTTTGGAAGCAGCTGTAATTCAAATCTCTCTATGGACTGATGAGCGTAGCTTGCTTATCGCTGCTAAACCACGTAAGTTGATTGTTCCACCAGCATTGCAATTCGTTGCAACTCGCTTGTTAGAAACAGAACTTCGTGTTGGCACTAACGACAACGACATCAACGCGTTGAAGAACAATGGTTCTATCCCAGAAGGTTATGCAATTAACCACTTCTTGACAGATACGAACGCATGGTTCTTGACTACTGATGTACCTAACGGTATGAAGCACTTCGTTCGTGTACCATTGCAAAATTCAATGGACGGAGACTTTGACACCGGCAACGTACGTTACAAGTCACGTGAACGTTACAGCTTCGGTTGGTCTGACCCACTAGGCATGTATGGTTCAGCAGGCGCTTAATCAATAGATTCAAGCACTTAGTTGTTAGATTAAGCCCTCTTCGGAGGGCTTTTTCTTTTTTAAAATTTGTGGTAATGTATCTTCCGTATCGTAACTCATTTGGAGAACTATATGGATTTACCTAAAACAAGAAAAGAAGCTAAGGATTTAGGGGCTAAATACTATTTCACTGGACTATCATGTAAGCATGGGCATATAGACAAAAGAGAAACAGCTAAAGGTATATGTGTTTCATGTAGAAAAGTGGAATGGGCTAAAGAAAATAAACGTAGGAGTTTATTGCCGAAATCAGACGCAGCAAAGAAAGCGGCTCAAAAGTACTACGAAACTCATAAAGATATAGTTAAAGCACGAGCAGCTGCAAGACCTAAAGAAGAAAAGAATCGATGGAAAAAAGCCCATAAGGAACGAAATAAGGATTATTACAACGTATTAAATAGTTTAAGAAAGCGTAGACATAAGCATGCAACCCCACGATGGCTTACTTATTTTCAAAAACAAGATATCAAAGCATTATATGCACAAGCGGTACTACTTACTAAAATAACAGGGGAAAGGTATGTAGTAGACCATATTGTGCCGTTACTTAATCCTTCTGTATGCGGGCTACATGTGCCTTGGAATCTAAGAGTTATTACACAAGAAGAAAATTTAAAAAAGTCTAATAAATTAGAATAACTAATATACTATATATGGGCGGTTAAGCCGACATTAGAGGATGTAGCAAGTTGGGATTTTTTCGGCTTTCACACCAATATGCAGTAGCTACCGAATCTACGCCCATTTATTTATAAAAAATACTTGCACAATCTAATTTTTGTTGTAAGATGTTAATTACTGGAAATTCGATTAACCCAACTGGTCCAGCAGAAGCGTACACTATGGGTTAATAACTTTGTACGAAGGATTATATTATGGCTCGTTCTACCACTCTATCAGTTTGGCGCTCAAACGGCGGTGACCAAACTCGCACTACAACTGCCGGTTCAATGGTTATGTCTGTACCGTTCTACATTGCAAACGTAGCGGCTTCAGCAAACGTTGTTGTTTCATCATCTCTACCTAACGCTGCAGTTGTTCTGCCAGCAAATGCGATTGTTACAGGCGTAACAGTTACTGCAACAGGTACAGGTAAAATCGATTTAGGTTTCACTCCACTTTCAGGTATTGGCCCAGGCCAAACAACTACAGCAGGTACTCCTGTTCCAACAGGTTTGCTATTGAATGCATCTTCAGCTACTCGTGCTGTATTTACAGTTGGTAGCGCTAATACAGGCGCATCACTAGGTAACGTTGCTAATGCTACAAACGTAGTAGTAATTACATCAGCAGCTAACGGCTCTGCTTCAGGTACAGCATCTGGCTATATCAGCTACTTCGTATCTGACAACGGTCAACAAGACGACTAATAGGAGAGCATCATGACGATGCAAACTGATGTAAAAGGCACGTATCTGGCTGCGGGCGCTACTGCAGCTGTATTTGCAGGCCCAGCTCGTATTAAGGGGGTTGTAATTAGCTATCCAGTTGGTGGCGGTACATTAACTCTTAAAAACGGTTCTGGTGGTACTACAGTATTCTATTTCAACGCTCCATTAGCCGAAGGTTCTATTAATATTGTAGTTCCTGGCGAAGGCATTCAGTGTTTAAATGGGATTTACGGTACAACCGCAGCGGGCGTTACAGCTACGGTGTTCTATGGCTAAGAAGAATCCAACCCTTGCAGTAGGTCGTGGCGAAAAGCTTCCGGTCTCTCAGGGGGCGGGTTTGACTGCTAAAGGCCGTGCTAAGTACAACAAGGCTACCGGTTCAAACCTAAAAGCTCCTGCACCAAATCCAAAGACGGAGGCAGATGCAGGTAGACGTAAGTCTTTCTGTGCGCGTATGTCGGGTATGCCAGGTCCTATGAAGGATGAAAAAGGTACGCCCTACAAGAAAGGCAGCGTCTCTGAAACGCTGGAATTGTAAATGACAGTCGAGAATGATTTTGAAACCGTCAGGGAGCTAGCTACCCATGCAACAGAAATTAAACACCTGCAAGACGATATGGATAAATTGGTAAAAGACATGGATGAAATTAAAAAAGCCATTTCAGAAATTAATACTACATTATCCGAGGCTCGTGGTGGGTGGAAAACAATGATTGCATTAGGTACTCTAGCAGGTATTTTAGGCGCATTTATTGGTTGGATTATTGAACACTGGGGTAAATAATGCCTAGTAAGTCAAAAGCACAACGTAATCTTATGGCGGCTGCAGCTCACAACCCTGCATTCGCTAAAAAAGTAGGAGTACCAGTATCCGTAGCTAAAGAATTCAACGCTGCAGATAAGGGTAAAAATTTAAATCAGGCGGTACCATTAAAAAGGAAGGTAATATTATGGCTAAAGCAAAAGGTGTAGCTTCATCAGCTATGGGTAAAGTTGTTGCAGGTGGCAAACGTCCACACGGCGAACATACAGTGCAACAAAAAGGTCACACAAAAGGTAAACACGTCGCAATGAAAAAAGGCGGCAAGTGCTAAGGAGCTATCATGGCTGATAAGCAACCAAGTAAAGACGAGCTATACGTAGCTGCGATTAAGAAAGACCAAGAACCTTGGAACCCAGGCCAAAAAGTGCTTGAGTTTGCTAGGGATAAATTGATGTCTTCTGAAGCTAAAAAACCTGTTCCACCAACTCCACCAGCTGGTCTTCCAGAAGGTAAGAAAAAGGGTGGTAAGGTATGCACTTGCGGTGGCGGTAAGATGGCCAAAGGCGGTACAGCTTCATCTAGAGCAGACGGTATCGCAATTCGTGGTAAAACGAGAGGTAGGTTAATGTAATGCCAAGACGTTATGGTAGCGATGTAGATATTATCCCTGCTAAAGGTGGCATGGGTCCTGGTGGTATTGGTGCGGGTAATATCCCTGCTACGCGTACATTGACAAAAGCTGAATTAGATACCGCTATGAAAGAGTTTCAAGGTAAGGGTGGTAATGTACAAAAAATTGCCCCTAACCAACCTGATACTTCTCGCGCTGCTAAAGATATTGAAGTGGCCAAAAACACCAATCCTGATATGATGTCATCAGGGGCACAACGTGCACAACCTCATGGAACCCTAGAGTGGATTGAGAAAAACATGAAAAAAGGCGGTAAAGTTAAATCGGCATCAGCTCGCGCTGATGGTATTGCTATTCGAGGAAAGACACGAGCATGAGAGCTTCACGCGGTATGGGGGACATAGCTCCTTCTAAAATGCCTACTAAAAAGGTTATTCATCGTAAGGATGACCCTAACCGCGTTGACTTCTATAAGGAGGGCGGCAAAGTGGGTGAAAAGTGGATTCAAAAAGCAATCAAGAAACCTGGCGCACTTCGCAAGAGCCTAGGAGCTAAAGAGGGTAAACCTATCCCTGCAGGTAAATTAGCTAAAGCAGCTAAAGCACCTGGCAAAATGGGGCAACGTGCAAGACTTGCACAAACGTTGAAGAAAATGAAATAACATGTATATCAACAGCATAAACTTGATAACAGGATTTGTGCTTGGTATACAGCATGAGGAGCTTGATGACGATAACTATTTGCTTATCTCATTGGGCTTCATCGAAATCATTTTAGAGTGGTAAATACATGTCAACTACAGGACTAAGTAATTTTAACCTCGACATGAACGAACTCATTGAAGAGGCGTTCGAGAGATGTGGTAAGCAGCTACGTAGCGGTTACGATTTTCGCACTGCGCGTCGTTCCGTCAATATTTTAACTATTGAATGGGCTAACCGCGGGATTAACTTATGGACTGTAGAACAGGCTCAGATTGTCTTGAACACTGGCCAAGCTATTTACCCACTGCCTGTAGATACGATTGATATCCTTGATGCAGTTACACGCCAATACAACGGTATGCAACAAAATCAAATCGATATCAACCTTAGTCGGATTAGCGAATCAACATATTCCACAATACCGAATAAGAACGCTACAGGTCGTCCTATTCAAATGTACATTAACCGTCAATCAGGAAATGTAGCAGATATACCACAAACGACATTAGCCGTAGGGTATCCAATCAATGCAAGTGATACAACAATTACGTTGACTTCAACTGTAGGGCTTCCTACTGTAGGGTTTATTAACATTGATAACGAAACTATCGGGTATCAAAACATTGTTGGTAATCAAATCTTAAATGCATGGCGTGGACAAAACGGCACAACAGCTGCTAGTCACACTGCAGGTGCAAGTGTATATGTTAATTATCTTCCTAGCATTAACGTTTGGCCAACCCCAAACCCACCCGGAAATCAGTACACACTCGTATATTACCGTATGCGCAGGATGCAAAATGCCGGAGATGGCACAAATACTCAAGACATTCCGTTCCGATGGATTCCTGTCATGGCAGCAGGATTAGCCTATCATCTAAGCGTTAAGCTAGAAGGCGTGGATGCACAACGTGTTATTGGATTGAAATCCGCATATGAAGAAGTATTCCAACAAGCTTCTGAAGAAGATAGAGAGAAGGCATCTGTACGTTGGGTCCCCAGAAACATGTTCTATTATAGATAGGTAACCTATGCCTAATAAATATGCATCAGGTAAATATGCCATTGCCGAATGCGACCGCTGTGCAGGTCGTTATAAGTTGCATGAATTACGTATACAGACATTAAAGACTAAACCATATAGAGTTAAGGTATGTAAGACCTGTTGGGACAAAGACCACCCGCAATTACAACTTGGTATGTTCCCCGTAAATGACCCACAAGCGGTGCTAGAACCACGTCCAGATGTGAGTTATTATGTGTCAGGACAGTCTGGGGTAGAGACGAACGTCAGTGACCCAAATGTAAACAACGTAGACTTATTTGGATACCCAGAAACAGGTAGTCGAGTAATTCAGTGGGGGTGGTACCCAGTAGGCGGTTCCCGTGCAAATGATAACGGCTTGACCCCTAATGATTTAGTATGTATAACCGCAGTAGGTAGTGTTACAATATCAACATCTTAAGGAGTAGTAAAATGGCAAAACATGACGATTTAGCTGAAGATAAAAAGCTAATCAAACAAATGGTAAAACCAAGCAGCATCAAGGGCATGAAAAAAGGCGGCGTAACGTCTGCTGACATGAAGAAATATGGTCGCAACGTAGCTCGTGCGATGAACCAAAAAGGACGCTAACATGGGTAAATCAGCTCAAGATTCTACAGGTTTCCGCTTCCCTGAGGGCGGTGGTAACGATATCGGTGTATATAAACAGCCGCAACCAAGCTCAGCTGCACAACCAGAATCAGTAGTGTCTGAATCAGGTAATCCAATGAGTGAATATAATATCTCTGTTGGGGGCACTAGTAAAGGTAACGTAAAGGGTGAAAATCCATATGGTACTGGCACAATGCGTGGTTACGGTGCTGCAACTAAAGGTCGTAAGATTAGCGGAAAAATGGGTTAATAGACTATGAACTATGAAGGTTTGTATAACGCGATTCAAGCATACGCTGAGAACACTGAAGCATTGTTCGTGGCTAATATTCCTGTCTTTGTACAGGAGGCTGAAGACCGTATATACAACTCAGTTCAAATCCCATCACTACGTAAGAACGTAACCGGTACGCTAACAAATGGCAATAAGTATGTATCATTACCTGATGATTGGCTTTCAAACTATTCGATTGCAGTAGTAGATAGCACAGGTAATTATAATTACCTGCTCAATAAAGATGTTAACTTTATCCGAGAAGCATACCCAAACCCATTAAAAACAGGGTTGCCAAGATACTACGCATTGTTTGGCTCTCAATTAGCTAAGCCAAATGAAATGTCATTGATTTTAGGGCCTACACCAGACGCTAACTATAATGTAGAGATGCACTATTACTTCTACCCGCCAACTATTGTGCAAGGTCAAATTACTGTGTTGGGTGTTCCAACAGGTGGTTCGCTATATGCAGATGGTGTATATCAGAATATCCCATTAACTGGGGGTTCTGGTTCAGGTGCTTATGCAGATTTAGTTATTGTAAACGGCGCAGTTGCAACAGTAACATTGAAGTTTGGCGGTAATTTTTATGTTGTTGGTGACATTTTATCCGCTGATTCAACATCAATCGGTAGCTCAGGTACTGGGTTTTCCATTATTGTAAATACTGTAAGCAATAGTACAGGCACATCTTGGCTTGGCGATAACTACGACCCAGTATTGTTATATGGTGCAATGCGTGAAGCTATGCTCTTTATGAAGGGCGAGCAAGATATGGTTACTTATTATGAGCAACGCTACCAAGAAGCAGTGGCTCAACTTAATCGTCTTGGTACAGGTCTTGAGCGTGGTGATGCGTATCGCGATGGCCAAGCTAAAATACAGGTTAACCCATAATGCCAATAGTTCAAGGATTAACTACACAGTTCAAAGTAAACTGTTTAAATGCATTGGAAAACTTTTCCGATACGTCTCCGTATACGTACAAGATAGCTTTATATAATGCTAATGCAACTTTAAACAATACAACTACTACATATACAACAGATAACGAAATTACAGGCACAGGGTATACAGCAGGTGGCGTTGTATTAACTCCTATTGTGCCAGCAGCAAACGTAACCACAAACACTGCATATGTATCGTTTAATGATGTAACTTGGAATCCAGCAGCGTTCACTTGTAGGGGTGCTTTGATATATAATGCAACAACAAATGCTGCAGTAGCAATACTAAATTTTGGGTCTGATAAAACTTGTACAAACACATTTACGGTGACGTTCCCAGCTGATGATGCGTCAAATGCCGTTATAAGGTTCTCTTAAGGAGCAAATAATGATTGAAAAAAATGGTTTTGGCGATAAAGCAATCGCTACATGGCACACAAACGGAATGTCTAACGAAACAATGGGTATCGAAGGTTGGTACCATGTTGAGTGTCGTGATAAAGATGGTAATTTAAAATGGGAAGAAGAATTCCCTAACTTGGTTGTAGCAGTAGGTAAACAATTAATGCTTGATACTTTACTTAAAGGTTCGAGCTACACAGTAGTAGGCCCATACTTAGGTTTGATTAGCAACTCATTTACAGCTGCAGCTGCTGACACAATGGCTTCACATACATGGACAGAATTTACTAACTACACAGTTGGCGGTTCAGCAGTACGTGGTACAGCAGTGTTTGGTTCAGCTACATCAACAGGTACAACACCTTCAAACGTTACATCTAGCACAGCAACAGCTATCACATACACAATCACAGGTGGTGGCGGTACAGTATATGGCTGCTTCTTAGTAACAGGTACAGGGGCTGTAAACACATTAAGCTCAACTGCAGGTACATTATATAGCGAAGGCTTATTCTCAACAGCTAAAACAACCACAGCTGGCGATACCGTAGCTGTTACATACAGCACAACTGCAACATCATAATTTAAAGTTTTAGGAGCCTCATATGGCATTAGTAATTTCTGACCGCGTATTAGAAACATGTGCTGCGCCAGGTACTGGCACGGTATCGCTACTTGGAGCCACTACAGGGTATCAATCCTTTGCTTCAGCTGTAGGTACTGGGAATACATGTTATTACACTATTGCTGACCAAAATGGTACTAACTGGGAGGTTGGTATCGGCACGGTTACTGCAGGCTCTCCTAATACTTTATCTCGTGATACGGTTCTTTCATCATCAGCTTCTGGCGCTAAGGTTAACTTTAGTTCAGGCACACAAAACGTCTTTGTTACATACCCAGCTGAGAAGTCTGTTAATTTAAATGCTTCAGGTAATGTTACTGCATTAGGCACAATTACAAGTGGTACTTGGAATGGTACAGTTATTACTACTACCTATGGCGGTACAGGATTAAGTTCTTATACGGCTGGTGATATTGTTTACTACTCATCAGGTACTACGCTATCTAAATTAGGTATTGGCACTAACGGGTATATCCTTCAGTCAAACGGCACTGCTCCAACATGGGTAGCTGCATCTTCAATTATTAGTGGTGCTGGCGGTTCTAACACCCAAGTCCAATATAATAGTTCTGGCTTACTTGCTGGCTCTGCCAACATGACCTTCAACGGCACTAGCTTAACGCTTGCCAATGACGCTACTATTCATGGTTTAACTGTAGGTGAAGGTGCAGGGTCTGTATCTACTAATACTGTTGTTGGTAATGGTGCTTTAGCTGCAAATACAACAGGTGCACAAAATACAGCGATTGGTGTTCAAGCATTACCTGTCAACACAACAGGCATTAGAAATACAGCTATTGGCGCATATTCTTTACAATCTAATGTAACAGGCACAGATAATACCGCTGTTGGTCGTTCTGCATTAAGTGCTACAACAGTAAACTATAACACTGCTGTTGGTGCTTATGCTCAATATAATACAACGACAGGCACTCCTAACGATGCTTTCGGCTATCAGGCTCTATATAACAATACTACTGGTGTTTCAAACACAGCAGTAGGATATCAATCACAATACACAAATACTGTAGGTGGTGATAACGTATCTATTGGATTTCAATCTTTATATTCTAACAACACAGGCAATAATAATACTGGATTAGGGTATAAAACATTAAATTTAAATACTGTGTCTAATAATACTGCCGTTGGTGCATCTGCCCTTCAAAACAACACCACAGGTACACCTAACACAGCTGTTGGCTACCAAGCTGGATATAGCAACACCAATGGTCAATACAATACCGCAATGGGGTATCAAGCACTTTATACAAATACCACAGGCGGATTAAATACTGCTGTTGGTAATGGTGCTTTATATGCAAATACAGGGTCAAATAATACAGCTTTTGGTTTCCAAGCATTAGCATCTAATACAACAGGTGGCCCAAATACAGCCTTTGGAGATTACGCATTAAATAGCAATACGACAGGTATTTATAACGTAGCTGTAGGCTCTGCCACATTAAGTGCGAATACAATTGGCACTGCCAATATTGCTATTGGTCATGGTTCTTTATATAGAAACACTACAGGTAACGGCAACACTGCAGTTGGTGAAACATCACTTAATGCTAACTTAACTGGGCAATACAACACGGCAATAGGTAATTATGCTTTAAGTTTATCTACCGTATCAAACAATTCAGCTTTTGGTTCAGGAGCATTACAAAACAATACCACAGGCACTCCAAATGATGCCTTCGGCTACCAAGCCTTATATAGCAATACTACAGGTCTATATAACGTAGCTGTTGGGTTTCAATCACTAAATGCTAATACAACAGGCGCACAAAATACTGCTGTGGGAAATGGTGCGCTTCAAGCTAATACTACAGGTATTGAAAATACTGCTGTAGGTTACATTGCTTTAAATTCAAACATTACAGGAAGTGATAATTCTGCTTTTGGTCGTGGTGCTTTAGCTGCTAATACAGCAGGAAATAATACCGCTGTTGGCGCTTATGCTTTAAGAAATAACACTACAGGCACTCCTAATGATGCCTTTGGTGTAAATGCTTTAACTAACAA